GAATTGGCTTAGAACACAGAATTGCGGAACAGGCTGAAATATTCACTTTTGTTAATAGTGTTGCCCCTGCTTTCGTGGCTGGCGGTATGGCTGGTTCTACAAACTTCCCTTCTAATTGGGATGCTTTAAGAGCAGCAATTTATGCTATCAAGATTCAGTCAAATGGAAGATATATTCCTAACGCCGCGTTGGTTCCGAGTGCCGATGTTTACAATATGGGTGCTACCAAAGACACTTTAGGGCAATATGTTATTCCAACATTTGTTTTGCCTGACGGAACTCGTGTGAGCGGTGTCAGAATTATCGAAGTTAATGATGATTCGGTTGCTGAAGGATCTTTTATCGTTGGTGACTGGAGAAAGTTCAAAAGACGTGTTTACAAATCTTTTACTGTTAGAATCGGTCAGGGTATTGTAGGTAACGCAACCGCAGCGAATATCGTTTCAGACTTTGAGAGCAATATGTACACAATGATTGGTGAGTCGAGACAGCACTTGTACATTTACGAAAACGAAAAAGTAGCTTTCATCAAGTCAACTTTCGCAGCAGTAAAAACAGCAATCGAAGCTCCAGCAGAAGAATAAAAATAACCTTTAAAACAAAAGCATTATGGCTGATAAAGAAGAAGTAAAAGCGGTTACAAAGGATTCGATAGTTATGGCTCAAACGTCATACAAGGGGAATTCCCAAACAGAATTGGTTGAGGTTGAAATCATTAAAAACGGTTCTTTTTACAAAAAAGGACAAAAAGACAATGTTCATCCGACTGTTGCCGCTATCCTTAAGGAAAAAGGACTAATTAAATAATAAAGACAAATGCCAACAATAGTTTCTCCAACTGATTTTCAAAATGAACCTTTATTTATACCTAATAGTATAGAAGTTCCGGACATACAAGACAATAGCGTTAATGCTGTTGATAACTTGCAGTTGTTCATAGATCAATACGAGAGATTATTGTTGGTAAATGTTTTAGGAATTACTCAGTATAATGTCTTGAAAGAAAATCAAAGTCAGTCATCGGGTATTTGGAAAAGCTTAATTGATGGTAAGGAATACGATGGTAAATTATGGTTAGGTTTAAAACCTTTGATAAAAGCCTATGTGTTTTATAATTATTTGTTTAACGACAAGTCTTATTATACAACGGTTGGAATTGAAAGGTCTGCATCTAAAAACTCATTATCCATAAATCCTACTGAAAATTTAGTAGAAGTTTGGAATAATTTTGTAGAAATGTATCAGGGGTTGTATTGTGATTTTAATTTTTGGCAGCCTATATTTTATTTTGAAGGATGGGACTACGGAAGATATGAAAATAAATCATTTGTGACACTTTCTGAATATTTAAAAGATTTACCAGGAGATTATTCTACAGAATATTTTAAAAGATATGAAGTTAAAAATCGTTTAGGATTATGATTGTAGATGTTCACAGCCAACTGACAAAGTCTATAATGGGCTATGACACTTACGAAGGAATACCTTTAGTTGGAGGATTGAAACCAGTTTATGAGTTTGGAGACGAATTACATCTTAACCAAATAATTAAGATTTACAATCAAAATAAAAAGCCGATATACCCATTGATATATAATATTACCAACTTCAGTAATCAATCAGGTAGAAGAAATTTAGCCGAAGTAGATTTGAAATTAATAATAGCAACAAGAAATTTACATACTGAAAGGAAAAACACTCAAAGATGGGCTACGAGCTATAGAAATGTATTGTTTCCATTAGCTCAACATTTAGAAACATTATTCACTAAATCAAGAATATTTACTTGGGATACTGATTTCGCCCTTTATGAATTTCCTAATTATGGAGATGGAAAAGAAAACGAGACAACTGACGTTTGGGACGCTTTAAGATTAGATACAACAATTAAAATAAACAACGGTTGCATAGGCAGCTTTAAATACTAAAAAATATGATTAATATTAATTCAAAAAATTGCCTTAAACTATTGTTAGGCACGGGAATGGTTCCTTGCGAATTAAAGCTAAAAGACTTCAAATCGTTTCTTTTAGTTCCTAAGAGCTGGAGTTTAGATGTTCTTACAGGGACATTTGACACGGATTATTTGGTTTCACAAATTCAGAATGGTACTTTTGTGCCTTTTCTAAACACGGTTGAGTTTTTAAACAACACTCCGGAAACAACAACCAAAGAATATCAAGGTGGCATTATGGCAGCCATCAGAAACGGAAAACCATTTTACTCTTTTGAATTTGACAATGGACCAGCTTGGCACGGGGCAGCATATAGTTACAATTCATTCCAGGCTTGGAATATTCTAATTATAGATTCAGCTGGTACTGTTGTTGCTATGTCAAGCGCAGATAAAACTAAAATTACTGGATTTCCTCTGTCAATGCTAAACACAGCAACAGACACGCCTCAAGTTGGAGATGAAACTGCTAAAACAATTATTCAGTTTCAGATTTCAAATGAAGTAGCTTGGAATACCCGAAAAGCGTTGATAACTATTGACGTTTCGGGAGTAGACATTAATACTGATGTAAATGGTATTATTTCTGTTATAATGGAAGGGGTTTCTTCTGTTGCAGCAGGACATACATTGGAGATCACGGCAAACAGCAATGAAAATTACGGAATTCAAGCTTTTGAGGAAACAAACATAAGAGCGAGAAATACCGTTTCAAATGCAGTTATGCCAATTGAATCTATTTCAGAAACAACACCGGGACTTTATACGGTAATTTTTTCAACACCTCCGGTTGCTGGGGTTAAATTCGTATATGAAACATATGATGCAACCGCAACGCCGCCAACAGCTACGGCTTTGATTAGTACAAACCAGTTATACAGAGGTGTTTCTGATGAAATAACGGTAGTAGCTTAATACCACAGACATTTTTAACCTTAAAGGGTGGGTTTATCGCCTACCCTTTTTTTATAATATAATTATGGAATATTTAAAAGCGTTTAGTGAAGAGATAGAAAAATCCAAAGAAGTAATAAGCATTATTAATGACCACAAAGATTCATTTGATGCGGAACTTAAGAAAATAAACGAAAAGCTTAAGCGTTACGATTTAAGGATAGAAATTGAAATTAAAAGTACCAAAAGCAGGTTTATGCAAAAGATGGAAAAAATGATGAAAGAGGCTAACATTAAAAAATAAAAAAATATGACAGCTTATTTAAAATTAGTCAACAAGTTGAAAAAAGCAAGAGAAGGTGGTAATATAGAATTGGCTAAAAAACTAAACAACGATTTAAATAAAATAGACAAAAGTGTTGCCGTTCGACACACTCCTTTTGGAAATTATCAAAACAAATACCAAACATTATGAAATTCGACAACGTATCATTCAGCAAAGAGGGTTATGCTAAATTTACCCAATTGACAAAAGAAAAACAGATTGAAAAACTTTCAAATCTGTTAAACCCAAAAGACGAGAAAAGAGCGGAAAAACTTCTAACACACATTCCAAATGGGGATATCAGCGCAGGAAATGATAACGAGACTTCAGAGGATAAAGGAACAGGATCTTCAGAAGCAGATGGACAACTTCGTGATTCAGGACAGAAACCTCAAAAGGGAAAAAATAAACGAGCTTAAAAAAGGACAGAATCCTGACGGTTCCAAGATAGGCGACTATCGTTCCCCAGGTTATGCGAGATTCAAATTCGGTAAAAACTCGTTGGCTGGTTTCGGTAATGTCGATTTGATTTTGACAGGCGCATTCTCGAACAGCCTATTCCCGACAAAAATAAGCCCTAGCCATTATATTTTCGGGGCAACAGATTCAAAGAGGTTCGACCTGATTGATAAGTACGGATATGATATTATGGGATTGAACCAAAACACTTTCGACGAGGCACAGAAAAAAAGATATGCGCCAAAAATAATCAACTACATTAAAAAAAGAATTGGACAATGAATAAACTTTGGCAAGATGCAGACATTCCGGCAAAACTTTATTTCAAGATACTTGACAGCAATGATTTTGCCCTTTTGGGCGAAGGAACTGAAGAAGAAAGAGAAAAGGCGTGGTCAAAAATTGTTGACGAGGATTTTGAGATAACGAACAACCAAAAAGTAAAGTCATACCTTGACAAAAGATGCAAGATTGAGGCTCTTAAACTTCACATACAAGCGATAAAAGACCAAATCTACGTATTGGTTTATATGCCATTGACAGAAAAAATGAAGTCTGAATGTGCTGAAAACCTAAAGTTATTGGGCTGCAAATTCGATACCGAAAAAGACATTGTAGATGAATGCCACCGAATAATGAAATCAAATATTGGCATATTGAAAAATCAGCTAAATATGCTTGAAGATACCGTAGTTAAAAAATCGGAAGGCATAAAAAGAAGTTTCGAAGCAGATTTGGTGGCAATCGAAAATGTGCTAATGAGACCTTTGCACAGCGACGTGACATTGCGTTATTTCCGTGAGGCATCCAAATCTGCAAAATCAAAATCGGAGGCTAACCAAAAATTATCAAAGAAAAATGGCAAATAACAGCGGTTTTGTAGAAGTAGTATCGAGCCAAACCTACACGCAGGTTCAGGAACTTATCAACCAGCTTAAGCAAGTTGCGGCAGAGGTCGTGAACATAAATCGAAACCTGAACAATTCAAGGCTTCCAAGTGACAACAGAGGTAATCTGAATCAAATAAATCAGCAACAACAACAATTAAATACAACACGACAAAGGGCAAATCAATTATCTGCTGAAGAAATCGTAAATCAAAGACAGTTAAGACAGAATGCGGATTTATTGGCACGTTCCAATTCTGTTTTGGCAGGTGCATACGGCAGATTATCGGCACAGCAGGCTATTGCCGCACGTAGGCTTCAAGATCTAACGGCACGAGGCCGTTCGGCTGAACAATCCACAAGAGCATACAACCGAGAATTAAGAACTGCGCAAAGGGAATTTGACGGATTAAACAGACGTGTTTTGGCAGCCGACAGAGCGGTTGGTAGATTCAACAGGAATGTTGGAAATTATCCTTCTAAAGCTATTGGAGGAATAAAAGACTTGGTGGGGGCTTTTGGATTGGTTGGAGGCGTAACGGCTTTTGCAATGATAGCGAAGGATATTTTCGAACAGACACGACAACTTCAGGGACTTGAATTGGCATTAAAACAAGTTTTGGGAACAAGTGGGGATTTGGGGCAAACCCAAGCTTTTCTTTCAAGAATCGCAAACGATTACGGTATTGGAATAAAAGAATTGACTAAAAATTACACTCAGTTTTATGTTTCCGCAAAAGACAAAATTTCGGGAGAAGAAATACAGGGCATATTCGAAAGTATTTCGAAGTCGGCTGGAGCAATGGGACTTTCTATTGAGAATCAGGACAGGGCATTCTTGGCACTTACGCAAATGATAGGAAAAGGGACTATACAAGCAGAAGAGTTGAAGGGTCAATTATCTGAAGCATTGCCGGGTGCTTATGAAGCTACTATGGCAGCAGTCCAAAGACTTAATCCAAACATAGAAGTTACGGGTGAGATATTCGCCAAAATGATAAAAGACGGAAAAGTACTTGCGAAAGATGTTTTACCTATTATGGCCAAAGAGCTTGAGAAAGCATACGGTGTTGAAAACATAACCAAAGTAAAAACGCTTGCGGCTGAAACCACAAGACTAAGCAATATGTGGACTGATTTCATAAAAGAACTTGATTCAGGAAATGGCGTTGTTTCTAATTTTTTCATATCTATGATAAGCGGTATTGCTGGTGCTGTAGATGGATTCAGACAACTTATAATGTCAAAAGAATCTTATGACGCAGCTTTTTCTGAAGATGCTTCTGTAAAGGGGTATCAAGATATGCTTGAGGCACTAAACGCAATTCAAGATGCTGAACAAAGAGCTTTCGATGCAAATGTTGCAAAAGAACAGCAGTTTTTCAATATGACCGAATCAATGAAGGAATTGAACAAGCTTACCGAAAAACAAAAAGAGCTTGAGTCCAAAGGGAGGGGTTCAGATCCTATTTCTGACTTTTTCGGAAGTGAAACAGAATATGAAAGAAACGAAAAAAGAATAACGGTACTAAATGGACTTATTGGACAAAGAGAAGGTGCGTTGAGTGCCATAGATAGGGTTATTTCAGAACTTAACCCTAAAGAAAAAGAATCTATAGAGCTTACAAAAAAGCAAATTGATGAGGTAAAAAGGTTGGCAGAGGCATTGGCAAGACTTAACGATGAATATTTGAAAAACTCGTTTAGGCTAAGGCAGATGAGATTGGAATCGGAAAAGGATTCTTTGACCAAATTATTGGAGCAAGAAAACCAATACGTAAATGACAGGCTTGAGCTTGAATCGTTGCTTACTTCCGAGGAATTGAAATTGACAACAGGCAAACTAAATGAAGAAATAAGGCTTTCCAAAAACGCATACGAGGAACAAGTAAAAAATTCAAAAGGGAATTCAAAAATACAGGCTGCCGCATACAAAAATATGCTTTTGGATCAAAAAATAGCCTACGAATCATTTAACGAAACAATTTATAAAATAACTCAAACTTCTGAGGACAGAATCTTGGAAATAAGAAAAGACCATTATAAGGAATTTCAGGATTATGTGGACAAATTCGAGGGAGAGGGATTGCGATTCGATGTTGACCCATTGGCAGATGAATTTTTCGAGAAACAAAAAAACAACCTAAAGGAATTGACCGAAAGGACAAAGGAGCTTCGGGACGCGACTATGGAATACCTGAACTCATTTTCTTTAGGGTTCTTGGATGAATCAGGATTTTCGGGACTTACTATGTTTTTTGACAGCGCATTAGACCCATTGACTGGTAAAATGCAGACTACATTTGAGAAACTTTGGGAAGGGGCAGACACTACACAGGAAAAATTTGCCGTTGCTTTCAACTCGATAAGCGAAATTGCGCAACAGACTTTTGAATTCCTAAACCAAAACCAACAGGCTTATTTCGATGCGCAGTATTCAAGATTAGAAAAAGAAAAAGACATTGCCATAATGTTTGCCGGAGAATCCGCTTCCGCAAAAGAGGAAATCGAAAAGCAATTTGAAAACAGAAGCCGTGCAATAAGACAGCGAGAGGCAGAGGCACAGAAACAACAGGCAATTTTCAATGCGGTAATAAACACGGCTCAGGCGGTTGTGGGCGCATTGGCTAAACTTCCTGACCCTACGGCAGTACCTCTATCAATTGCGGTTGGAATTATAGGGGCGGCACAGATTGCCCTTATCGCAGGACAGCAAGTCCCACAGTATGCCTTGGGAACTGACAACCATCCGGGCGGTATGGCAATTGTCGGGGACGGAGGAAGGCACGAGGTTGTTTATCATCCATCGTCAGGATTCTCGGTAACGCCAAAGACAGACACATTGGTAGACTTGGAAAAGGGCTCTAAAGTATATCCCGATTTCAATTCGTTCTTGAAAAATAGCGGGGCGATGCTTGGAGGAATACCGAATATTAATTTAGAAGGTTCGGGTGCTTCAGCATCGGAAATAGATGGAATTATGGGCAAATATTTTGCGAATATTCAAACAAATAACCTTAATTTTGACGAGAGGGGATTTACTAAGTCCGTATCAAGAAAAGGCAACAGCACCGTTTTCGCAAACAAGCGTGGAAGTTCCACGGGCTTAAGCACTTAAACAATGGGAGAGAAATTTTACATACGCTTTGAATCAGAATTGCCGATACAGCAGTTTGACATTGACGAGCCTTTCGGTTATTCCGATGCTTCCTTTGTCATAAAACAGGAGGACAAGCGATTTGCCCGTGACCTATCATTTTCGGATGGAGAAATAAAGATGGAATTCACGGACTTTCGAAAACATTACCTTGAAAAAATACTTTATTTCAATGACAGATACGGGTTTGAATCCAAGATAGTACTTGGTATTGTTTCAGGATTGGAAACAATCGAGTTTGATTTCGATATGGTTTCCGCAGAAACGGACGGACTGAAGTTTTTCCGATGCAACGTTATTCAGGACAACAAGCAACAGATTCTGAAAAGAAACAAAGAGGTCAAGGTAAATGTTTTTAGTGACAAAGATTTGTTCGGAAATCCAATCGAGCCGCTTGAGACTGAAAAAATATTGATTAAAGCATTGCCGTCTTCTGAATACAGCGAGTGGGAACAGAAAAAACAGGCTCAGTTCAATGGCTCTAATTCGGGACAGGCACTTTCGCCCAATATGTTTTTCGCCTTCAATTACACCAATGCAGTGATCACTTCGGGCGTAAAAGAAACGGTTTCCTATATTCAGGGCGTAAAGACAATACTTGGGGACAATGTGGCTCAGACAAGAGGGATAAGAGATTTCAAGTATATTATTGCTCAGGATAACATAAGCAAGTTGAAGTTCACGATAAAAGACGACAAGTTTACTTTTGCAAAGAGCAGCAACCTGCTTAACTATACCGTTAGGACATTCTACCTTATATCAACTGACGATAATTTCACCTATAACAGTAAGGTTTTAATAAAGTCTCAGGTTTCGCCAGTTAATTATACGGTAAACTTCGAGGTTGAATTGTCTCTTCTGAGGGGACAGACTTTGTACTATTGGCACGAGGTAAAACTTAACAGGATAAACATTGATGCGAACATAACGGTAACAAGCCTTGTCGGGGGGAAAGTTACGGCTGAAGGTATCTCCACGTCTTACAATTCCGTAACTCCTGCATTGAGATTGTCGGATGTGATCAGGTATTGCATAAAATCAATATCGAAACTGAACACGATTATGCCCCGATTCGATTTCGGGGGCGAATATTACGACCAATATATTTTCAACGGAAATTTGCTAAGGAATATCGAAAACGAGCCTTTCTACATCACGCTTAAGGACATCGAGGACATCTTGAATGAGCCAAAGGCAGATTATCAGATACAGCCTGACGATTCCGTAAGCATAGGAATGTATGATGACTATTACAAGGATGTCGAGATAGCAAGATTCGACAACACGGAGTTTGACCAATTCCTTAAAGTCTACAATCCAAGATTTACCCTAAACACGGCAGAATTCTCTTTTTCTTCCTACCAGTCGGAAAAGGAAATAGACGAGCGTAACACAAAGAACACGGTACACGGGGAACTGCAGTTGAATTTCAAGAACGAGAATGCGGACAACAAGCACGAGGTAAAATTTGGGTGGATTCGTGATGCGTACCTTATAGATTCTACACGCAGGAAAGCACTAGAGGTATCAGAGGACACGGCAACGCAGGACGACGATAAGTTTTTCGGTATGGATGTTTTGCCGACCGGTAATTTTTCTGCGCCATTCAAGTTTACTGAAACCGCTTTTCTGCAGCACAGCTACAATCCCGAAAATCAAAGGCTGACTATCAGAAATGATGGGAGTTTCAATTTCGTTCAGCTGGGAATATTGCAGAACAGTTTTGTTTCTATATTGCAACCTGACCCGAATTGGGGATTTTATTCGGTTGTGGAAGTCGCCCCTAATTATCTTGTCCTTATTGGCGGAGGGGAAAATCCAAGAACCGCAAACGATGGCGAAAGGTACACGACATTTCAATACTCTATTGCATTGAGTTCAATTTACGGTACGAACCGAACGAACGAGGGATTTTCTCAGATTGACAACATAGCAAACGGACAGTCTTATTCGAACTTGAGATTCACGACCAAAAGGACAATAAACAAATACCATTCACGCTATTTGGCAACGGCAAACCTTTACAGAAAGGAACAGCCGATAGACGTGACATTTTACAAGAACAATCCCGAAGCAACAACGACATACGAGGGAATTACCATAAAAGAAGGGGAGGCATTTGTTCCGACTAACCCGATACTTTCTCCTATATTGTTCCAGAATGCCATATTTATTGAGCCTTTGGAAACTTTCATCAGGCTGAAAAACAACATAAGAGCCTCAAGGGGATTCGTGAGGGCAATCGATAACAATGGGCACGTTATCAAGTTTTATCCCAAATTGATTGAATACCTGCCTTTGGGGGAGAAACTGAACATCCGGGAGGGAGAAGAAAAATACGAGCCCTCTATAATAAACATAGTCACGCAGGACATTGGAATCATAACCCTAAACGAATACACATTATACGCCTTGAATTATGAAATAAACGACCAAGAAGTAAGTTTTAAAGACAACGAGGGATATTTATTATACAACCCGATAATGTGGCACAGGGTATCGTTTAACGGCACATTGCCGACATCACTAAATCAACTGAAAGAATGGCTATTAACTTTATAAGGATTGAATCCACGCTGGAAAAGGCAAATTACGAAAAGGAAAGTCCGATTGAGACATTCTTTTACGGAAATGGCGTGCAGCTTATTCCAAACACGGGAACGATAAGACAGACAACGGATTCCCCGGATGGTGTGGAACTGGAAGACTGGACTGTTGTCGTTTGCCGATGTGGGGAGGAATTGCAGGACATTACGGATTATTTCGATGTGGACAGGGTGTTTCAGGACAATCTGGCACGACCCCAGATTGACTGGAGCATTTCAAACTTGCCGTTTGATTTCGGTATGCAACCCGTTTACCTCAAGATATCGCAGGTAGGTGGGGAGGATTTCTACACGACAGCATTTTTCATAACGGCAGATGAAAACCAATTCGTGAGCCGTTTCGATTATAAGCTGAAGGATAGCGACTTTATGCAGACAGTTCAATTGATAACGTACTTTAGGCAGTACACCAATGCGGACACTTTAGAAATTTACTATCAGTCATCCAACAACATAAGCGTTACCAAATCGATACAGCAGGTCACTTTGGAGAAATGGGTTTTGCCAGTCACGTCAAACGATTTTCACCTGAGATTCAGAAATATGATGAACTGCAAGTTTGTCTATGTGAATCTTCAACGAACTGGACTTTACAAGGCATTGGAAATACCAGAACTGGAAGCTTCGGAAAACTTCGGGGAAATTATCTATCAATTGTCGTTTCAGGATGAATTTTATGACCCTAATTATATCGCACCGATTCCTGACCCCGATCCTGTTGACTATAAGGCCTATGTAAGAGGCTATACCGACCAATTCACATATCAGGCTTTCGTCAGGATTCCCGCTTTCGGGTTTACCACATTGGTAAGCAATTTCAGCTATATTGGCTATAACGGTGGGATATTCCCATTTATAGACAGCGTGGCCACATCGGACAACATAAACCTGACAGCTGAGCAGACTATGTTTTTCATAGTTGCCCAGCAGATGCACGTGGGAGGTTTCGAGGTAACATTATCAGATGGATTGAACCAGGCAAAGGTAAATTTCAATGCAAACGGAAACCCTTTGGTATTTACGTATTCAGAATTGAAAAATGGAATCGAAAAAGAAGTAGAAGTAACAATAACATATTTATAAAATGGTAAAGATAATTCAAGAAACGGCTGGTTATTTCACTTTCGAATTAGACGGTGTTGTAATCGCAAAAAACATAAGAAACGACCTTTTCATTAGAAACGATGGTGGAATATTCCGTTGCGATTTCAAGACAGCCACTGGGGCAAACATACTTTCCAAACAAAGGATATTGATTTCCGATGTCACTGTTGTGACAGATATGGGTGTTGAATACCCGCCTTTTGCCACTCCAAATGCCTTGTTCTTGGCTTTGATTGAGGTAGGTTATTTCGATTGGATGGGTAATTTCAATAGCGGTGGAGGTTCGACAGGCGTTAACAGGTTCAAGGACTTGCTCGATACTTTCGGGTATGTCGGAAATGATGGAAAAGTTCCCACGGTAAACGAGGCACAGAACAAATTGGATCCGACCGTGTTGTTCAACATAAGCAACTTTTCAGAGCTTTACGATGTTTCGTCGATAGCAATTGACGCGTCTTTGCAGAACAAGACTTTGACCGTGTTGCCGATAACCAACGGCACGGAAACAATATACAAGATTGCTTGGGTTGATTTTCCGACACCAAACAACATACCTCAGGATGGATTTATAACGCTCGGAACTCAGTCTTTGGTGGATGGGGAATTTACTGCAAGTGTTGGTTACACGTGGAGAATATCGGGCGGTTTGTTTGGTAATGCGACCGAGTTTCAAGTTACAGTTCCTGCAGAAGAAGACGGAAGTTATAGAAAAGACAAGATAGTGGTAACTCAAGATGGGGAAAACCCATTCCAATATATACAAGGAATACCAAGCGGGGACGAGAATTCCGCACTAGAACCACAAACGCCTCCAGGTACGCTGCAACTCACTACCATTGAAATCTTTGGCGATACCATATCAAACGGTGGGGACAACCCAATTATAGGTACTGATTATATCACGAAAATATCACAGTCGGACGTTTTAATAAATACTTCATCTTCTGCCATAACTCTTAATTTAGACCAAAACGGGAAGAACAGATACAGGATTCAATCGACTGGATCAAACGCTCATATCTTGGGAATCTCAAAAATAGACTCTGGAATAGTTATCCCGAATCAAGACTACCCATACAACGGAAAAGAGATATTGATTTGCAATGAAAAGACAAATGATTTAATTGTTGATGCAGGCACACCGACATCTTCATTATACGCATTTGAAAAATCATTGACAATTCCACCTGATGGAATCGCTACTTTTAAAATGTACGAATCGGAAGGATTGTTTAAATTAAAAAGCACTAATTTTTCGATTGTTGGGGAATATATACCATTGTCAGGAACAGTCGAAGGAAGTCCTATTACGGGAAAACTTAAGGTAATTGGAGGTATAGGAAATATTGAATGTGATACTGATAATCTATCATCATTAGATCTTTCAGAAGGTTACTCTATATTAAACGGAAAACTTGTTTATATAGGTAACGTTAATGACAATAAGAATTATATTTCTATATCAGATGACGATGGTATTATTATTTATGATCGTGTTTTACAAAAGGGGCTTGTAGGCGAAGAGGAATTCGACAAGCAAGGAGACAGGAAAGCATTTGCGCAGTTAAGCGATGTTGCTCCAGTAATGTCAGATGATATTTCAGACGCCAAAATTGAGGGCGATTTTATTTACGGAATTTTAGATCAATATACAGGTGAAGAAATTACGCTTTCAAAAATAACTTCTATACCTACAGGAAATTTAGTTGATAATATTATTTATTTTCAGTTGGGAAGTGAGCTTTTTAAGAGAGTTTTCACTCAATATAATATCCAATGGTTTGGGGCAAAAGGCGATGGTATAACAGATGCAACACAAGCTATACAAGCTTGTATTAATTCTTGCTACTATGCGGGAGGTGGTACAATCTTAACTCCAACAGGTATTTATATTATTGCAGGTTCTTTAGTTACTTCTGATAATACTGGACAAAATCCTAATAGCCAGATTTATATTCCAAGTGGACGTGATGTTTCAGGTGGCGGAACTGAAACAGCAAAAAGCATTAAATTCATCGGTAGCGAAACACCAACAATGAATGCGAGTGGTTTTGCCGATGATAAAATTGACCAAATAACAACTGGTTGCTATTGGAAGTCGACATTGCCTTTTTCAAGTGTAAGCGGAACTTTTCCATCTGTTATAAGCACAAAAGGAAATAATCCAACATATAATTTTAATGTTATTGATATAATGTTTCAGGATATGTGGATAAGAGTTCATCACGATTCTACAGTAGGCACATATTTAACCGCTTTTAATATGCTTGACGCAGCCTTTAGCACATTTAATAGGTGTAGAGCAGATATAGACGTAGCGGGATTTAATTCTGTTGAACATCAAAATATGTGCATTGGAATTGCCCCAACCAAATCAAACGGAGGCACTACGGTTGTTGCTACAAATTGCACTTCTTATGGTTATTATTTAGGCTATACAGTTGGAGAACATAGCTATTATGAAAACCTAAATGCAAACTTTTGTAATTATGCATATGATATTTCAAAGGCAGGACACTCTTCTTTGATAACAAAATGTTTGGCACAATGGAATAAAGTCGTATTATCTTTTAATAAATACGACAACGGTTATCCTACAGCTTTCAATTTTATAAGCATACTTGAATTAATTGTTGAGAATGTAGATTTAGGGAAGTGGTACGATTCAGTATTAGATATTGAAGACCCTACAAATGGAATTCAAGGAAATTGTTTTTACACTAAAACGATAAGTGGAGCAGGCGTTTTCCCCACTACTTTATTGACAAAAAACGGGGGTGAGAAATTAAACGACAAACACATAAATTTACCTATAGCGGTTATGGAAAAGGTTTCTGACCAACTAAAACTTGTTATTAAAAATAAATACGCATCAGGCGCATTTGCCTATGCCTCTATAGATATGTACGGAGGTATTGGAATAGATGACAGTAGTTTTTTTCAATTTGGACAGCAAGATGATGGTACTGTTTTTCTAAACAACACGTCCAATAAACCTATTGATTTTTATACTAATGGAACTAAAAGAGGTTCAATTAATGCAGATGGAACAATTACTTTTTTATCAACCGTTCAATTGGCAAACGCAACGTCATCAAACCAGGCCGCTGCATTAGGGCAGATTGTAGCCAATGTAAATTCATCGGCAGTAACTTTAAACTTAGCCACAACCGCAAGGACAAATTATTACCAGCACACGGGAACAGGCGCAACTTGGCAACTACCTGACGCAACTGCCAACGTAATGAACAGGATAGTCTGCACCCACAAGGGTAGCGGTGTTTTGACCATAGCCTCAACTGGCAGTCAGATTTGGGAAAGCGGAAGCGCTTCGCCAACTTACGTAGCTTCAGTCGGGGAATCGGTAAACCTTTATTCGGACGGCGTTAACTGGATCGTTTTGTAACTTTAAAACCAAACATAATGAAAAACAAATTATTTATTTTTTTGATATTGACGTCTTTCAATATTCAGGCTCAAGTATCAAATAGGCTTTTGCCAGTTCAGAACGTGCATTTGAGCGTTTCGCCTAACAATTTCGTTTACACAGTACCACCGACGGATAATCGGTTTTACGTTGCTTCGATGGATGCGTTGCGATTGAAAACATTTAACGTTTCGGGATTCAATGACACAGTTAAATCGGTAGGAGACTTAAGATACAAGCCAAATGCATACGTGCCGAATTGGACAGAAATTACCTCAAAACCTGATCTAAGGACAAAGGCAGAAAACGACACGTATTACAAGTCAATAAGCTATGTGCCAACAAAAACAGATGTCGGATTGTCAAACGTGGACAACACCAGCGACTTGAACAAGCCGATTTCAACAGCAACGCAAACCGCCTTAAACGGAAAGTTAAGCGCAGAAATTGACGGAAGCATAACCAACGAGATACAGTCGTTGTCACTGGTCGGAAGCACATTGAGTTTGAGCCTGTCAAACAGCGTGGTACTGCCATTAAACACGGTTACGATAACTTCACCTACACGAACATTGAACACCAATTTCACGATTTCAACCACAAAGAATGCAGACGTTTTCTACACCGTGACTTGTTCCGCAACCAATCCGTTATTGGTGGGTTCGAGTTCCGCAATGGCATTTCTTGAGTATTCCACAAATTCAGGAAGCACTTGGAATATTGTATCTCAAAACGGGAACACAAACTCGGTCGCTTTGGCGGTATCTGTTCAGCTCACAAATGCTCAGACAGGCGTTTTAAGCGGTTCGATCCCCGCAAACGCATTGGTTAGGATAAGAACGGCAATTACAGGAACTGCAAGCGTTGTGTTGAACGCATCGCAGGAAAAAACGTATTGATATGAGATTTCTGAATCAATTCAAGATACAGAACGTTATAGCCGTTATAGTCATAGCAGGGGGATATGTAATCATTTCCTTTGTCGAAGTATCAGAAAGCGAATCACAGCAGATAAACAATCTTATGTTGATAGTGGTGGGTTATCTCTTCGGGAGTTCCAAATCCTCCAACACGAAAGACGAGACCATTTCCGACCTAAGCAAGAAATAATCTAAACCTCCTTTAATCGGGAGGTTTTTTGTTTGAATATGTTAAAGTTTTAATTTTATAGTTTGTAATTAAAAACACTTTTATATATTTGCAGTATAAAATTAATAACAAACTATTTATATATGGAAACAAAAGAATATGGTAAGTTTAAATTCCTAAAAACTAACAGGACATTGAAAGAATCCAATGTAAAAAAAATCCAAGAATCAATTCAAGAATGGGGTTACATTCCAGGCAGACCTATTTTAGTTGATGAAGATTTTAATATAGTTGATGGACAACATCGATTTGAAGCTTTGAAAAATCTTGATTTATCAATTCATTATGAGGTTATAAAAGGGAATGTTATAGCTAAAACTATGGCATTAAACTCTAGACAATCTCCTTGGCAGATTAAAGATTATGTAAAGAGTTACTCGGATCAAAATATTGACTGTTACAGAAGAATGTGGAAGTTTGAAGAAAAATATAAACTTGGTATGTCAAATACTATAACCCTATGTATGGGTTCAAAAAAATCACCTTCAAATAGTATAAGAAAAGGAATTTTGTTTCTATTTGAAGAGCAATCAGATGAAATTGCAGATTACCTAATGTCTGTTGAGAAACTTCCTTTTTATAAAACAGATAAATTCGTAAAATCTATTTTTATAGCTTATAAGAAATTAGATGAAAAACATATGTCTATACTTAGAACCAATATACTTAAAGTTCCAAGATGCGCAAGTGTTTCAGATTATCTTATCGCTTTTGAGAACATAATTAACTATAAAAAAAGAGGCTCAAGCCTTGTAAAATTATGAGTGAAGTAATAAAGATACTATATAATAATAGTACAGACACAAGTGAAGGTATGTTGATAAGATTTGAGAAAATTCAATCAGTTGTTTTTAAACTTGAAAATATGGATTCTAAATATAATCAAGATTGGTTCAATGAATTTCAGTCTGTAGAAGATTATATTATAAAGAAACTCGGTAATAAATTTAAAGATATGGATTTATCTGATTGTAAAAATTCTCACGAATCTGTGATAAAAATGTTAGAAGAGATATTTAAAAATTTATAATATGGCAAACGACAGAAACGCAGGAAGAAAATTAAAGTATGGGGAAAAAACGGTAAGACTCCAGAAACTAGTCCCCGAATCCAAGAAACAAGAAATAGAAAACAAGATCGACACAATTCTAAAGGAATACGAAACACCTAAAACAAAATAGTTATGGAATTTAAAGGTTCAAAATGCCTTGTTTGTTGCAAATTATTTATACCCCTAAATAATAGGATAAAAACTTGTAGTAAACCTTGTGGATATATTTTTAGGGGAAACACTTCTTTACATAGAAGAAAAGAAGAAAGTTGGTACAAATCAAAAAAAGGATATATACAAGGACACGTTTGGATTGATGGAATTAAAAAATATGTAAAACAACATAGATACTACTTAGAAAAACACTTGAACAGGAAATTATTATCGTCAGAAGACGTTCATCATATAAACGGAATTAAAGATGACAATAGAATAGAAAATCTTCAAGTATTAAATCATTCTGAACATACCAAGCTAACTAACAAGCGTGTATACAAAAAAGGATACACATTAAATTTATCTGATTCTGAAAGAAGAAGACGTAGTGATCATCTTAAAAGCGTTAGATTAATAAAAAAAGCAACCGAGATATGAACGACAAACTAAAGAAATACGCACGATGTCAGCTATTCAAGGACTTGATAATAATTATTTCAGTCTTGTTTTTGGTTAAATTAAAAAATTAAGTGTTATGGAAAATTCAAAACCTAAAAAACAAAAATGCTATAACTGTATTTTCGCAGGAACTCAATTTAAAATAGCAAACCTAACTTATTTGCATTGTTGGGATGAAAAACAATATCCAAAAGAAAAATTTGAAAATGGAGAGCTAACGGCTTGGGATTCTTTGATGAAGTTTAGCGACAGTTGCAATAACCACGAATTTAAAAAATAAAATTATGCTAAACAACGAACTTGACAAGCTAGCGGAATCTACAATGAAACGCTTGGGAATCGCAATAGCGGTTATTGGAATATTAATCTTAACTTATGTGTTTATATGCAAATAACGGATAAAATAAAAATAACAAACGAGTGCAATATGGAGTTAATGGCTACGTATCCTGATAATTATTTTGACTTGGCTATTGTAGATCCTCCGTATGGTATTGGTTTTGGAGGTTATGAAAGAGGCGGATCTGGTATAAAGACTAAGGAAAGGCATACTAAAAATGGTAAAAAAAATTGGGATAATGAAATACCAACAGATGGATATTTCAAAGAGCTCATAAGGGTATCTAAGAACCAGATAGTCTGGGGTGGTAACTACTTCCCAATATTGTGGAATCAAGGATGTAAAGGGTTTATTTTCTGGTTTAAAGGCAATCCTGTTCCTAATTTTAGCGATGGGGAACTTGCATACACTTCTTTTAATAAAGTAGCAAAACAATTTGATTATCGTTATTATGGCAATTTAGATGGGAAAACATCTGCTTCTAAAAAATATCATCCAACCCAAAAACCTATTCAATTATATCAATGGTTGTTGGATAATTACGCAAAAGAAAACGATAAAATATTAGACACCCATTTAGGCTCAGGTTCTATTGCAATAGCCTGTCACGATTATGGATTTGAATTGACAGCCTGTGAACTGGACAAAGACTACTACGATTCCGCAATCAAAAGAATAAAAGATCACGTGGGTCAAACAAAATTATTCTAAACCATCCTAACCGATGGTTTTTTTATTTTATATTTGCAATTAACTTAAATCAATTATTATGGCTGGTAAGATTGCAGAAATCAGATTGAACGAAACACCCGATGCTTCAGATTATTCATTGCTAAATGACATTGCTGTAAAATTAGAAGATAATGATTATGAAGTTTTTATGGAAGTAGATGGTAAGCCGGATTCAGGATTGCCAAGACCTAAAAGACCAGTATAATGAAACAATTCGACAACATACCAAGAAAAGAGCTTATCATAGCCTTACTGCCTGTTTTTTATATTTTAGGATGGACGTTGTCGTTTCAGGAGTTATTTTATTACAGGGTTTCCGAAGTGTTATTTTCTTTGGAAGCCTTGTTTTTTGTTTTATACGTTTATCAGGACGTGAAAAAATTCAGCATATACCCAAAAATATGCTATGCAACGATATTGTCTGCTTGCATCCTGGATGTGTTTTCTGCATTCAGGATTTGCTCCATAAAATTCAGCAACCCAAACAAGACGGCTTACGACATTGATGTGATTCTTGCAAACGATTATACGAATTACATAACACAATATTCAAAGCCTTTTATAATATTTACAGTCATAATTTTGGTTATCTTGGTTCTGAAATTTAAAAGACCTAAAGATGAGTGATATTTTATTTAGTTGGCAAAGCATTTTATGGACAATTATCACTTTTGTTTTTATTTTCTACGATGTGATTTTGAGTGTCAGGGCGATTAATTGGCTCAGGAAAAAATGCAAAAACACAAGGGACTGCTTAACTAAATTAAAAAAATGGATATCCTCAAGTACGCAAATGTATTAAAAAGCACTTTAAGCGAATGGCTGAGGTTTGACAGATGGTGGAGTAGAAAAACAGAATTGGAAAAATCCAACTTAAGAAAAAACTTTTTTATATTTTCATTGGTCGGATTGCTGATTTATCAGTACGTAAATTATAGGGTAGAAAGCAAGATAGTTGCCAATGACTTTAAGAATGAAATGAGCAACTGCAACAAAGAATTGAACACGATTAAATCAGAAGAAACGGAGAGAATGAGAATACAGATATCTAAATATGAAATTAAGGATTCGGACAGAATAAATGCGGAAAGACAAAGGGACAGCGCATTAATCGTTATCTCAATGATGAAAAACAAATAATTATGAAAAACCTTAGTTGGATATTGGGGACTATATTTTTGGGAAGCCTGGTCACGGGATCTACTCCTGACATAAAGATAATCGATGAAGTGAAAAAAGATAAATTGATTGAAGCTGATTACCGATTGACAAAAAACAAATTCAATGTCACTTTTGGAGTTAGCAAAGACACTATAAAAAATAAAAACAGATAATTATGCAATTGACAAAAAATTTCAACTCAAAAGAATTTGACTGCAAGGACGGAACTAAAGTGCCTTTAGAATATATGAAAAATTGCCTAAAGGTAGCGGAAAATCTTCAAGTGTTGCGTGACCATTTGAAAGTACCTATAAGAGTTACGGGAAGCGGTTACAGAACTCCAAGCCACAACGAAAAGGTAAAAGGGGCGAAGAACAGCCAGCATCTTTATGCAAACGCTGCCGACATAAATGCAGACGGATTCACTCCGAAACAATTGGCTTCGGAAATAGAAAAACTGATTGCCTCAAATAAAATGGAACAGGGAGGAATCGGAATATACAAGGGGTTCGTGCATTATGACAGAAGAGGAAAAAAAGCAAGGTGGTAAAATAATTTTAACTATCTTTGACCAATCCAATATAATAAGTTTAGTTTTAAAACCGATTCCATGTAAAAAGGAGAAATCGGTTTTTTTATGTTTTTGTATATTTGTTTAAACCGAAATGTTTTCAAACTAATGCCCTTGCATTGATTTGCCAAGGGCTACTTTATTTAATAATAATTCCTATATTTGCATAACGGAGTGGTAGCCGAAACAAAATTAATGAGAACTCTCAATGCTATGCGACTACCACCGCTGGTATTGGGAGTTTTTCGATTTAAACAATATTTATTATGGATGCAAAAGAAAAGTTTATTATTATGTTACAAACAAAATATCCTGAAATGGATGTTGAAAAGGTATTGTCAATATTTGACAAAAAAATAATAGAATTGAATTCTGTGGATTTAAAATTGCCATTGGACTGCCATTTAAACAAACACATACTTGTTTCAATAATCGACGAATATTTAAAAAATTAAAAAATGGCAGATTTAATTTCATTCGACTTGTTTCCTTTAATGTGTGCCGTTGGTTTGGGATTTTCAATTATATTCCTGATTGATTGCAGAACGGAGCAAAAGCAAAAAGATAGAGAAGATGCCTCATTGAGAAAGTACAACGCAGAAATGGAAGCATTGGACAATGAAATAGAAATAGAGAAAAAGAAACGATTGTAATTATGGTTGATTTAAAAAACACAATCATAATTTGTCCACTTGGAACTTTTTTTAATTGGAATCATATTGGAATATCAAATGAGTACCGTGAGGATGTGCTTTCCAATAAATTATATTTAAATTCAAAATATCTATGGAGACCTAATCCTATAAACATATTTAAAATAAATCATTAAAATGGACTTAATTCAAGAAGCACGAAAAAGAGGTTACAGAAAAGGCACGGCTATAAGATACGTGCCTCACGCAATAGATTATGTGGAAGGTGATTATTTTCAAATAGTCGATGGACAGGTAAGGGCGTACGCCAAATCAGAACCCGAAAGAGAATGTTTCGAAGACTGGAAGTGTGACACTTTGTTTGATGGGAAAGAATGGGTTGAAATAGTCAACAAATCAGCACGGTCTAAAGAACAAATTGAAATTGACAATCAACATAACATTTACTAAATGAAAAAGCAATTCACATTTTCAATCGACGAAACGGAAGCTTATTTGTGGTTGCTTATTTTGGTTATGCTATCGTATATATTATTTTTTTCAGTTCCAAAATCAGAATCTATGGAATTAGAAAACTCCAAACTAAAATTAGCAAACGAAATGTTGCTTTCTAACGAACGCAAAGACGAGAATTCGATAATATTGTTGAAAGATTCATTAAACCGCCTTAGAATTAATAATACAGCTTTAGAGTCGAAACTATCAAACCAAAAAACAGAATACAAAACCATAACAATAGAAAAAAATGCTAAAAAGAAAACTATTGACAGCTATGATTATGCTACCGTTATTGATGCATTCGCAAAAAGATACCACCAAGATAGAACTTCCCATTGAAACGGCTAGGCTTGTCTTGAAAGATTTGGTCGAAAAGGATTACCTGGAAAAGCAAGTCGTTAATTTGGAACTTCAGCTCAACACCCAATCCGAGATAATACAAAATAAGGAACACGAAACCGACAACCTCAACGGACAGATTGAAACCTACGAATCATTGGTAAAATCAAAGGATTCAAGGCTTTCAAACTCGGACAAGATTATAAGTAACCTTGAAGACGATTTGAGCCGTAAAAAGGCAGGAAACACGTTTTGGAAGATAACAACCGGATTGGCCTTGGTTTTCGGGATTGTGATGTCAATTAAATAACAATTAAAAACAGATAAATGAAAAATTTAGTAAACGTAGAAGTGTATCACATTGAAACAACGGAAGAGGGATCATTTGCCCATATTTCTTATCAAGACCCAAACTGGAAAGGAAATGATCCTACAAACGGATATGACCACATAAGAGTTCCTTTGAAATTAAGACCCATCCAAAAATCAATTAAGGAAAACACTTTGGTAGACCAGTCAGAAAAAAATTATGAAACAGCATCAGGTTCTTGAAATAATCATTAACTTTATTCTTTCATAATATTTTATTGGTTGAATTTAACCCATTCGAGAGAGTGGGTTTTTTATTTTGTAAACTTTAACACTTTTACAATTGCACAAGTAAATAATAGTTGTATATTTGTACAAGTTAATAACAACAAAAAATATTTATTATGAAAGGAGCAGAAAAAGCACATTTATTTAAAACTGGGCAATACGGCAAATTGTATATTACAAGTGGTTCCCACGCAAGAGGCAATACTTTAAGAATACAAGTTTTGCCTGACGGAGAATTAGCGATAGCAAATGGAAGTCAAAATCCTTGTCTTAATAAAAATGCAGTAACAGTTTATGACGTTATTTCAGGTCAAAGAGGTTGGACAGAAGTTTATGGATGGTTGCATAAAGGAAAGTGGCAAGAAGACTTTTATAAACTTATTGAAGAATTTGAAAAAGAAAAAGATTTATTAGAAAATAAATCGAATTTATTTAAAAAAACCTGTGAAGAACAAGAAGAAAATAGGATAGATAATCTTTTACAAAAATATTAATTATGTCTGACAAAAAAAACACATTTCAAAACTGGGTAGATTTAAAATATCCTTTTGGCACAAGAAAAAAACTTGCAGATGAAGCAGGAGTTAGACAAGATATTCTTAGTCGGGATTACAGAAGATTGAACGGATTGGAAATGGTAAGCAAATACGCAAAGCTTACGGGAGAAAAATCAGTCGATTTGCAAGGCTGGGAATATGGAATGTATATTGAATTGAAAAACGTAAAAATAGTATAGTTATGAAAAAATTTGAAAATAAGGTTTTATTCATTGATAATGAAGAAAAAAGAGAGTCAGTGATAAATATTTGTAAAGAAAAAGGCTATCCATTAGGAAAATTTGTTTTTAACCTAGGTCTTCCTTTTTATCTGTATAGGCACAAATATATTAAAATATTTAACGGAGTAAAACAAAAATTCAATACGGACCAAGAAATAACCCTTGAAGAATTTAAAGAACTACTAAAACAAACTAAATTATGAAACCAACAGACAACGAATTATACCTCATCTACCGTGTAGAGGTATTGGAAAAGGAAAACGCAAGGCTTAAGAAGTCTTTGGAAAGCATAAGACCGTACGACGTGAATTTCGACAAGCCATTGTCTAACCTTAATAAAGAGTATTGATTATGATATTTATAATAAAAAGCACAAACGGAAAAGAATTAAAAAATATTGATTCCGAAGATTTGGAAAACAAAACTATTATGGAAGAATTTTGGAATATTTTTAGCGAATGCGATATTTGTTCTACTCAATTTGTTTTTAAAAAAGGACAAAAATTTAAAGATTCAATAGATTTAGATTTAGTTCAAATAAAAAATGTAGAAAGTGTAATTATAACACTTGATTAATTATGAAAACATACGACGATCAAACAACAGGAATCGAAAACCCATTGCACCCTGCAAACCAAATAGAGGTTTACGAAGAAAAGGAACTGACACCCGAAGAGCTTATAATCGAATCATTAAGAGAAGAGATACGTGAATTTAAAAAAGAACACGAAGCAATCAAGGGAATTCACAAAATGATTGTAGAAAAAGAAGCAAAAGAGGGTATTTATGCAACGTGCCTGGGAATGAATGACGAGCAGGAAAAAGAATATTTACATTTGAAAAATTGTTTGGCAACTAAAATAAATAGATTATGAGCGATAAACATCATTACAGGGCAGTATTTAAAAGCGATCACTTAGGTTCTGCAGATTTGGAAGATTTTATAGAACAAGGAAAATCATTGATTTTCACAATATCTCACGCAGTTCAAGAAAGAGGCGTTAAGGTAGCAGGAAAAAAAGGTGACCACAACATAGCTTACTTCAAAGAAAAGATAAAGCCTTTGGTAGTTAATGCCACTAATGGAAAAATAATAAAGCAGTTTACCGGGAGTTCTTTTGTTGAGGACTGGAACAATGTGCTTGTCGAACTTTACATTGAGGAAAACGTTAAAGCGGTTTCAGGAGGACTGACACAAGGAGTGAGAATAAGAAATATTCAACCAAGGGAAAAACAAAAACCTGAATTTACAGAAGACCGTTTTGAAAACGCAAAAAAGGCAAATGCGACAAGGGAACAAATCGAAAAAGCCTATACCATAACCGAAGAAATGTACCAAAAATATTTAGAATATGGAACAGCGCAGTAAGGAATGGTTCGATATGCGAAAAGGTAGGTTCACGGCTTCTAGGATTTCGGAATTAATGGGAGTTAGGGGATTAGGTAAAACCGGGGAAACCTACGCCTTTGAAATGGCTTGCGAATTGGTTTATGGTATTGACGAAGAAGAAAATTTTATTTCTCACGATATGCAGCGTGGTATAGCTTTAGAGCCATTGGCTTTCAGGAAGTTTACCGAACTCAAGGAAATGGAGTTTAAGTCGGTTAAAGAGGCTTATTTTATGCCCTTAGGCGATAATGCGGGGGCAAGTCCCGATGGATTGATCGACGACAATGGAAATTTGGAAATAAAATGCCCGAGACCTAATAAATTCTTTAGACTTGTTGCGTTGGGGGAATCTGAAATTGACAAGACTTATCTTGACCAGATGCAAATGCAGATGCTTTGCTCAAATTCAGATTATACCAGTTTCTTCAATTACTGCATTTTTAACGGAAATGAAATGTGGCACGAAATCAAAATAAATCGTGACGATAAAGTGATTGAATTGATGAAGTCCAGGATTGAAGAGGCGACCATATTAAGGGATGAATTCGTGAAATACTTGATTGATAACCGACAGTTCTAATGGAAATATGCCTAATAAAAACTATGAACGGCTCGTTTAAGCCAGCGTATGAATCTGACTTGGAAAAATCAAAGAAGATTGCATTGAACGAGCCTTTTGTTTTTACCTACAAGAAACCGAGGAATTATAAGTTCTTAAAAAAATTTTTCGCCTTAATTAACTTAGTATTTCAGAATCAAGAACAGTATAATAATATCGACCACTTACGAAAAGATTTGACCATTGCTTCAGGATTCTACGAAACACGCTACGGATTGCACGGAGAGGAAATAACAGAAGCAAAAAGCATTTCATTTGCGAGTATGACTGAAGAGGAATTTAGCGACCTTTACAGCGCATTCATAGATACTATAATTAAGTATTTTAAATTCGGCAAAGAAGAAATTGAAGAAGAAATTGAACAGTATTTTTAACAATTAATAAATAAACAAAAATGAGTGAGATTACAGGAAAAATTATCCATATCGGACAAACAGAAACGGTAGGAAGCGCAGGAACATTTAAAAAAAGGCTTTTAGTCGTAGAGACCGAGGAGCAATATTCTCAAAAAATACCTATTGATTTCGTACAAGACAAAACCTCTATTCTAGACAATTACAAGATTGGCAGCGAAGTCAAGGTTGGTATAAATATTCGAGGAAATGAATACAATGGTAAATATTATTGTAGTCTTAACGGATGGCGTATAGAATCCTTGAGTGATACAAAACAAACCGTTAATACCTCAACACAGCCTTCTGAATCGGCTCATACATTTGTAGAAGAGGACGAAAATTTGCCGTTCTGATGGCTGGAAGTAAATATTCTCCCTTAGAAGATAAAATTTTAAGGGAGTATTACCCAACACTTACTGCGCAGCAAATATCCACAATGATTAACAGAACGATATTTTCTATTTCACATCGTGCTGAAAGGCTGGGTATTAAAAAAGACAAGGATTTTTTCAAAAAAGAAACCGAAGTCATAAAAATTTACGTCAGCCAAACATTCCACATCTACGAAAGCAAAATAAATCATATGCTTTAGTTGTTATTTAGGAATATTATTGTAAATTTGTGTAATGCTTACTTCTCACAAAATACTAAGCAACAGTATAGCATAAGTGCTACAATGATAAAGACCGTGAGAAGCTTTTGACTTGTAGCACTTCTTTTTTTAAACTTATTATTTTGTTTGTTTTAAAATAAACATTCACAAATTATGGCAGATGTCAGCATTATTTTTAAAGGTTCTGTTAATACTTCAACAGAAGAAAATCAGTTAGAGGTTTTTGCTAATATGCAAAATAAAGTATCAATAACTATTTTTGATCCAAATTTTAACCAAAATGGTTATCCTAATGTAATTCAATTAAACAGAGAAACAGCTATTAAGTTTCACAGAGAATTGAAAAAACAAATATCTTTTTTAGAAAGTGGGGTGCAAGATGTCTAAGCTTGGATACACTTGGTATCCAAAAGACTGGGGTAATTCTGAAAGCGTTTTTGAGCTTAATTTGTCAGAACGTGGATTATACCGTGAATTGATAGATTTAGCTATGCTTAACGACAATAAGACTGAAATTAAGTTAGATGTTTGGAGCAGAAAATTTGCCGTAAGCATAGATGATTTAAAATCAATTTTAGGAAAATTGTCAATTCTTGGCTTGACCGAAATTAAAGGCGAATTATTGTTTATTCCAAGTTGCGAAAGTAGGTTAAATTTAGTTCGAGGCGGAGCAAAAGGAGGGGTAAAAAGTAAGCCTCCAAAGAAGCCTATAGTGAAGCCTATTGAAAGCCTTTTTGAAAATAATGATAAGCCTATAGTGAACCAAATAGAAAAGAAAGGAAATATAAAAGAAAAAGAAACTAAAACAGAAATAGAAAATAAACCAACTAAAAATGATTTAATTTATTTTGAACTTTCAATTTCTGAACAATGGATAGAAAGTACAGCTATGCAGTCTTTGAAAAAACTAAACGTTGAAATGGTTAAAAATTTTCTAAAATCATATAACGATATGCTGAATGTTCAGTTTGATTTTAAAAACAATAAAACTGAATATTGCACTCATTTTATAAATTGGCTAAACAAACAAGATAAGCCGATTAAAAAAAATAGTCATCCGGCAAAAAGAGATATTTTACAATGAAAAATATACACGATTGGAATTTGATTCAAACGAATAAGGTTTCAGGAACTGCAAAAGTAAAATGTCCAATTTGTACCGATGAAAGAAAAAACAAAACAGACAAATCACTTTACATCAATTTTAATTCAGGCGTAGGAAAGTGTTTTCATTGCGAGGGACTGTTTTTCCGTGACAACATTGAAAGATCAATTGAAAAAACAGATTATACATTGCCCGTTCAGACTTGGAAAAACTACACCAACATTTCTGATACTTTTGTAAAGGGATGTGAGGCACGAAAAATAAGCCAAAGCACATTGATGAATTTGGGAATAACCCAAGAATTGTTTTATCAGCCGAAATTAAATTCAGAAGTTGATAATTTGGTTTTCAACTATTTCGAGGGGGATACCGTTGTGAACAAAAAATATAGGGGTAAAGGAAAATCATTTACGCAGAGTAAAAATGCCAAGTCAATATTTTACAACATAAATTCAATAATCGGTCAAGATGAATGCTACATAGTCGAGGGAGAATTTGATGTTCTTGCATTTTACGAAATTGGAATTAAAAATGTAATTTCAGTTCCGAACGGGGCAAATGACAATGACAATTACTGGCTGAATTCTGAAAAGTATATCAAAGACATTAAGAGGTTTTATGTGGCTACCGACAATGACGAAAAAGGAAATGAGGTTGCAGAAAAGATTGCGCAGCGACTTGGAAGGTACAGATGCGAAAGGGTATTGTTTGATGGAAAAGACGCAAACGATGACTTGATAAACGGTGTTCTTGAAAAAACCGCATACAAGACACAAAAATACCCAGTTTCGGGAACTTTCAAGGTATCTGACGTAATGGATGGAATAATAAATCTTTACGAAAACGGTATTCCGGAAACAATATATCCGAAACATCATTGCTTTGGGAATCTTAAAAACGTATTTTCCGTTATGAGGGGGCACTTGGTTACAGGAACTGGAATACCATCACACGGGAAGTCAAATTTCACGGAGTGGTATGTTTTGAACCTGATAAAAGATTACAAGATGAAAGCGTCTTTTTTTAGTCCTGAACATCATCCTTTTGAGTTGCACCACACGACATTCATTGAAAAGGTTTTTGCAAAGAATTTCTTTTACGATAATCCTGGATGTCCCAGAATTTCAAAAGAGGATATTTCACGTTACCAAGAATGGGCTGAAGAAAAAATATATCTAACGGGCACGGAAAATGGTGAATTCCCAACTTGGGATTGGCTATTTGAAAAATTCAAGGAGCAGATGTTTAATTACGGGATTGATATCTTTGTTATTGACGCATTCAATAAATTGGGATTCGACAAAAAAGGAAACAAGCTTGACCAGATAAACGAGGTTCTTACAAAATTAACGATGTTTAGCCAAATGCACAATGTCATAATTTTCTTGGTTGCACACCCTACAAAAATGCAAAAGGGTTCTGATGGTTTTTACAATTCCCCAACCCTTTACGATGTTTCGGGAAGTTCTGATTTCAGAAACCAGACGCACGATGGGTTTAGCGTTTACCGTTATTTCGGGAATGAGGAAAACGATGCAAAGACAGTTTTCGAAAACCTAAAGACAAAAATGAAATTTCAGGGCGAAATAGGAGGTTCTCAGGAATTTGAATACCACTTGCCGAGCGGTCGTTATTATGAATTAGGCACTCAACCGCCAACCCATTGCCTTATAGATGAATTTATAGAGCCTCATCAGGAATTAAAAGAATTGCCAAAGATTGATGCAAAAGATGCATTTGGAGAACCTTATGAAGAAAATAATGACGTTCCATTTTAAAACAAAAAATTATGACAGAAGAAGAAAGATTGATTAATTTTATAAGAACAGAATTACACGTTTCGGAATGGGCAAGAAAACACATCAGGGGACAGATAAAGAATCCGTCAAACAATGTTTTGGCAATATCGAGTGTAATATTCAGAAGACAAAACAATGGCAAAAAAGCAACCTGACACCCTATCCGAACTAAAGACAAGATTAAACGCCCTAAAGGTAAAAAGATGCATTGACAAAACAGAAGATTACGACAAAGAAATACTAACACTTTCCGATAAGATAGACTATATTGAGTTTGGAATATTAATAAAATAAAATTATGGAAGAAGGATATACAAAAGGCGAAACTTGCAATAGAGATAATTGCAAAGGGATAATTCAAGAACACGATTCAGACTATGGTTGTAGTTGCCATATAAGCCCTCCTTGCTCATATTGTGAAACTTCAAGAGAATATTGTCCCGAATGTGGTTGGGACGGACACGAAGAACAAAATCATCAACAAGAGCAAGTTTATAAAAATTCATACAATGGATTTGGAAACAAACAGATGCATGATGATTATTACGAACGTCAGGCAAAGCAAGATGAATTTAATAAAAAATTCGAGGAAATGTTTAGAGGAAAAGTATATGCAGAAAAACTAATCGTTGTTAGGTTAAGCCATTCAAATTCTTCTATGAAAGTAAAAGGAGTGTTTCCAAAAGGTAGTGAAACAAGAAAAAGTATTTCTGAGAACAAAGATGTACAAGGAACTTTTGGAGGTAGGTTTGAGTATTTCACAGAGCATTCTTTTATTTATATTGCTTATACAGATTAAAATGATAAGTAAAGTTTACAACTACGATTGGCGAAAAGTAACCAAAAATTATCCCGACAAATATTTCGATTGGGTAATTGATGATGTTCCTTACGGAATAAATGTAGGAAAAATGGCTTTCCTGAAAGAAACAAACACGCTTGTAACGCAAAAGAATGGGACAAAGTCTAATCCAAACAAAAGCAAAAAAGTTTACACGCAGAAAGAATGGGACATAAAGCCACCAACACAAGAATATTTTGACGAAATGGTACGGATAAGCAAGAACCAAATAATTTTTGGGGTCGAATATGTTGATTGGATTGGACTTGGAAACGGCAGGATAAAATGGAACAAGGGAGTTGCAGAAGGAATGAGTTTTAAAGACTACGAAATGGCTTACTGCAGTTCCATCGAACACACTCAAGAGATAAATTTGCTTTGGGCTGGAATGATGCAGGCAGAAAGTTTACAAAATCCGATGAGCCAGCAAGGAAATAAAAAACTAAACGAAAAAAGACTTCATCCGTGCCATAAACCTACTCTTCTATACAAGAGAATTGCACTTGACTTTGATTTGTTAAATAAAAAAATATTTTGCGGTCATAATGGTTCCGGGAGCGATAGAATTTCTTTCGATGGATATGTGAAAGAATTTATAGCTTGTGAAATTGAAAAAGAGTATTTCGATATTCAGGAAAAAAGATATGCTGAATTTAAAAATCAATCAAAATTATTCTAATGATCTACAACTGTAAAAACTGCCGAACCAAATTTACCGCAAAGATTTTCAACTACCGATACTGCGAATCCACTCCAGAATGTAAAGAAGCAGGGAATGAATCTAAAAACATTCTGATCAAAAAAGCGATGGAAAAAGTGAAAGTTTCCAAGCAAAAGAAATCGAGGGAAGAAACTAAAGTTTTGCGTGAAAAATTGAAAACGCTTTCGGATTGGAAAAATGATTTGCAAAAAGAAATTAACGCTATTGTCAGAGAAATTGACAAAGGCCATCCCTGCATAGCTACAGGCACAATGGAAGGAAAAAGAAATGCAGGTCATTACATATCGATAGGAGCGAATCAAACATTAAGATTCCACCTTGAAAACATATGGAATCAATCAGAACATTCCAATATGTGGAAATCAGGCGATACGATAAGATATCAGGAAGGAATTATTAAATTGTATGGTAAAGTATATTTAGAATATTTGAACTCGTTAAAAAGCCTTAAATCGATTAATATAAGTATTCACGAAATTCAAATAGCAATATCGAAAGCAAGAGGCATACTGAAGTGGTTAAAATTACAAGATAGAATTTTTACTACCGAAGAAAGAGTTGATTTACGTAAAAAATTCAACCTTGAAATCGGTATTTATAAATAACCTATTTGCTGGCGTAATTTCCACCACATAGAAAAATACTTGAAAATTAAATGTTAAAGTTTAATTATACTATTGCGTAATTATAATATAGTTGTATATTTGTACACAGATAACAACAACGAAGTTATTATCGCTAAACTTAAATATTATGACAACAGTTACAGCTTTTCACGGAACATCAGAATTGATTAATGAATTTAAAATAAAAGCAAGAGGTAATGGTTATACTGCCGCTAACGGTAAATTCTTTAAAGATTCTTATGCTGATTCTGGGGAAACTGAATTTGTTTACTTTTCTGATAACGTAGAAGTTTGTAAAACTTACGGATCTGTAATTATGGAATGTGAATTATCTTTTTCAAATCCATTTATTTTGGAAGCTAATTTTTCTCACTATGCTTCTTTTGGAGATGTTATCAGAAAAACTATTGAAGAAAGAATAGATACAGGTTTGAATGATTCAATTATCATCAATAATCTTCGTGACGCTTTGGGAAGAAATAATTCTGAGATAACAGGTACTGTTTATATGGCAAAACCAAATCAAATAAAAATAAACCTTTAATAATTAATATTATGACAATTTTTCAAAAAGCAAAAGTAAGAAGATACATTGGACAAGGTTCTACGGTGAGAAACGCAATGATGTACGTTCAGAATGAAATAGAAAGAGAAAATTCTAAGTTTTCGCAAAGAGTATCAGATAATCACTTCACTAAATTCGATGGAACTCAAACAAGATAGATTATGTACGTAACTTACGAAGATCACGAAACAGGAATAAATATATTTGATGATTTGGGAACCGACAGGACACCAATCAAGGGAGAAACGGTAATAGTCAATGATGATGTATACAAAGTGAAAAAAGTAATTCACAACTTCCAAATAAATAAAATTTAAACGATGTCTATTTTCAAGACTGTGGTAATAAAAAAACTTTAAAATAACGCCCTCGGAAACGGGGGCAAATTAAAACGAAATGAAAGAAATTAAAAATTATTTTATAATAGATTTAAAAACAAAAAAAGTTCTTTATGGCTATGCTGAAAGATCTTTAGTGTTTTCTAATTATGAAACGGCTAATGAAATAGCATCTCAATTATTTGAGAAAACAGAGGAGTTTATGATTATTGAAATACCTGATTTTAAAAGATAAAAAAAACAAAATGAATAACTACCAAAAAGCAATTATAGAATTCATAAAGCTAACTGGGTTCACGCAAAGGCAAATAGCAATTAATTCTGGTTTTACCGCAGAGCAGGTGTCCGATTGGAAAAATGGCAGGAGATCCATATCGCTTGATAACTACGTGCATTTGTGCAATTCGAACGGAATAAATCCAGATGTCCCGTTAAGCAAAATGGCTACTAACGAGGCTTTTGAGAATATTGAAAACGAATCCTTAAAAAATAAATAGTTATGGGAAAGTATAAAAAATTACTCAAGCGAGTAGAAAGGATAGAAAAGTATATTTCTGACAATACGGAAGTGGTTGTTGAATTGACTGAACTTCCTGAAAAGTGGTGCATAGAACTAAATAAAGAAAACATAGAATCAATTAATGTTTGGATAGAAAAGGATTCAAGTTTTTATGGTTTATTAATTGATTTTGGATATATTTATTATAATAGAAATTGGACAGCTTTTTTCGATAATGAATGCACCGAAATAACTTTCTATCAATTCAAGAAATGGGTATTGAAAGAGGATGTAGTGAAATACGACACCCCTGAAGAAGTCGGTAAATCTGCTAAAATTGAATATAGACCAAGCGTAACATTTGAAAGTATTGAAGATTTTTGCCTTGACCAACTCAAAGATAAATATGCAATAACTTTAAAAAAAACCGATATCGGCAATACCGATACCAGCTCATCGATAAGAAATATTCAGGTAAAAGTAACATCACAGGAAAAAGCTAATGAATGCATTTTTATAGCTAAGTCTTATGGAGAAGAAATATCAGATATAGCAACCTATGCTTATGGATTATATTTTGGATACAATGGTTCAAGACACGATGGTAAATTTGGTTTTTATTATTATGATAAAAATCAAGAAGAAATATCAATGTATGAGTTTAGACATCGTTTCGGAAGCAAAAAAATAAAACCTGTCGAATCCGACACCGTTAATAAACCTGACCTAAGTAATTCTGAGGGTAGCCAATCGCAATCTAAAGTAGTCGAATCTGACCACTTAAAAGAAATAGACTGGAGCAATCCAGGCCAGTTGGTTGAAAATGAAAAAGGGAATGTGTTTTCAATAACAAAAGAAGTGAGCGTGCATTGTTTTGAAGCAAGAAGTATATTTTGTGAAGGAAAAACAATATTAGACAATACAATTTATATTTTAGATAAAGAATATTTCAAACTATGCACCGAACCAATAACACTATCAAACTAATGATACAGCTAAAAGAAAAATTGTATTGCGTGGAAGTGCCGAGTGATGCAACTGAAATATATCTTAACGAGTTCGGAAGTTTTATAGATTATAATTCAAATAACATTTCAAGAACATTACAGCTAAATTTTTATGCAAATAAAATACTCGGAGAAGTAACCAAAGATGAAATTAATTTTTGCTGTTATGAAATTGTTAAAGACTATGTAGTTCCATTAAAAGATACTAAAGCTTTTTTAATTTCCATAAATAGCGGGTGTAATGATTTTAAATTCCGAAGCCTATTACAGTCTAAAGGAATTTACTTTGAAAATAAATTATGTGATTATTCTGAAGCACTAAAAAGACACATTATTTCGGGGGAATGGCAAAAACAAGAAGATAAAAAAATAAAAGGAAAACTAATTATATTGGAGAAATTATGAAAGAATCAGCAATGCAGGAGTTAAAACAAAGATTAAATGAAATCGGATTTGAGGGTGTTGATGATTTTATAAACCCTTTTTTAGAAAAAGAAAAACAGCAGATTATTGATGCTCATATGAAAGGTCAACTTTGGAACAAATCAGGCTATAATCCAAATGAATGCCAAAAATACTACTCCGAAACATTCAACAATAACGATTAGAGAGGGACATCAATTTCCTTCACAAAACATTAATAATTAGCAAGAAAATGGAAAACGCAAAACAAAAAGCTATTGAAGTGGCTTATGGTTCACTTTATGAAAAATATAAGGAATCGATTAATTCAGATGGTTATGTAAGATTCGGAAACAAAGGAAACACCGAATATATTGAACTAAATACTAATGTTGATTTTGAAGAAAAAGAATGGATTGGTTATTATTTCCTACGACCAAAATCACTTGCGGGAATCGAACACAATTTTAATTGGATTTCTATAAATTCAGAAGAGGATCTGCCTAAAATAACTCACAAAGAAACAAGAGATATTTCACTCGGTCACGTTTGGGCAATGAGAATTGACGGATTTATTTCAATCATAAATTTAGAAAAACTTACACACGATAATCACTCTCATTACCAACCAACTATTAAACCAAAAAAACCAATTTACTAATGGAAAAACTTACACTTAAAGAAATAGCTGGATACTTGCCTTATGGTTTAGAAATAAAATCCAATATTACAGGGACAATTTTTGAAATGGCAGGAATTAGTTTTAGAGGGTCTATTCAAGATAAAAATGGGTTTGATGTTGCTAAAATAGAAATCTGTAAACCTCTTTTGCTTCCTTTAGAAATGCTAACCAAAACAATAGTTCATAATGAAGTTGAGATAATTCCAATTGTGGAATTAGCAAAAATTAATTATACTGACCATAAAGATTATACTTTTGAAGTAAGTGAAAATCTATGTTTAGTAGAAATTATTGGGATTGCAAATAAAACGTTTGGATTTAACCAATTAGGTGACTTTTGGCGTTTAGAAGGGAGTCGTTCAGTCGGAATAAGTAAACAGTTAAAACTATTTGAATTACTGCACGAGCTACATTTCGATTTATACGGACTTTTGGGGCGAAATTTAGCAATAGACAAATCAACACTAAACAGTAAATAAGATGAACATTCAAAAAGTATTCAGTTTACCTACGGAAAAGAAAATTAATAAATGTGCTTCAAAAGGCCATATTTGGAAATTCGTAAAAAGAATATCTAAAAAAAATTGCACAGATTTATTTGAATGTAAAAGATGCGGTAAAGAAGAGCTAAATTAAACAGTAAAACAAATTAAACATTGGGATTATGACACCACAAGAGAAAAATTACAAAGTAAAAGAAAGAGTAGAAGAATTACTATCTAAATATGGTACAATAGAAAAAACACTCGCTTATTTAAAGGCAGAACTGAGCGGATTCGAAAGCTCTTGGTCAAGTTATTCATCTGATTGCCTAGGGCACGGAATAACTTGCAACAGATTGATGATCAATTACATTGAAAAGCTATGAAAAACTTAATACCTCTTACATCTTATGTGCTGGAGCAGGAAGATAAAATAGATTTCTTTTCCCCGAAAGAAGACCTCGTAAAATTAAGACAACGCAATAGCAAAATATAAATTTTGATTTGTCGGTTTAATTTAATAATTTTGGAGTTATGGGAGCACCAGTAGGAAACGATTATGCATTAGGTAATGATGGGGGAAGACCTCCTATATTTTCAGAATCAAAAAAAGAAGATATAGAAAGGTTGGCGGTTTTATGTGAAAAATATTTCGAAGAATTACCTCAAACAAAACCACCAACAGTCACAGGACTTACGTTGTTTATTGGATTTTCAGCAAAATCTACGTTGTATGAATATGCAAAAAAAGAAGTGTTTTCGAACTCAATTAAAAAAGCACTCACAAAAATAGAGCAATTCCACGAAGAGGCAACCGCTTTTGGGGACAAATGCACAGGTAACATATTTGTTCTTAAAAACTTTGGTTGGCACGATACCGTTAAAAGCGAAACAAGTATAACATTGAGCCAACCACCTAAAATAATGTTTGTCAATCCAGACGATGAAGATTAAATTCAGTAAAAAATATAGATTACTTTTCAGGCTACTTGAAGGCGAATTTCCTGAAGTGGACACGGTAATATTGACAGGAGGAAGAGGTTCTGCTAAATCTTTCGCAATAGCCGTTTTTTCCTTAATGGCTTTGGCTTACCACTTATGGAACGTTCTTTATACAAGGTTTACGAATGTTTCAATAGTGGATTCTATAAAGCCAGAGGTAGACAGCAAAATAGAGTTGTTAGGCTTAGAAAATTATCTGACATCTACAAACACTCATATTGAAAAAGGAGATAACAGAATTGCTTTCAAGGGTATTAAGACAGGATCGAAACAGCAAACGGCAAACTTAAAGTCATTGTTTGGTTTTAATTGTTTTGTCGTTGACGAGGCAGAAGAGTTGCCTGATTATGAAACTTACGAGAAAGTCTTTCTTTCTATAAGGTCAAAGGACAAGCGTAATTTAACGATATTGATTTTAAATCCCGCCTCCGTACATCATTGGATTTATAGGCATTTCTTTACAGGCAGAAATGTAGATGCGGGATCCAATATGATTCACAAAAATGTGATGTACATACATACATCTTATAAAGATGTTCCCAAAGAATACCTGGCGAAAAATATAATTGAATACTACACGCAACTTGAAGAAGAAGACCCAAAAAAATATGATCAGGTAGTTATGGGGGGGTGGACTGAGGCGGTTGAGGGGCGTGTTTATGACGACTGGAAAAGAAACACTTATTCTGAATTTATTCAGATACCTATAAAGTCTTTTTTTGGCATAGATTGGGGTAAAAACCATAAGTTCGGTATTGTTGAAATGAAGTACGACAGTTATAAAAACATACTTTATTGCCACGAAAGAAACTATCTTTCTGAAAACGAATTGATATCCAGCATAACTATAAAGGAACGAGAATTTATCAAAGACAACGGAGGTATCATAATTCATACTTTTACAAAGTTAGGAATCCCAAAAGACGCCTATCTAGTTTGTGATTCTGCAAACCCCGATAATATTATATTGGCTCGAAATCACGGTTGGGAATACGCTTATGGTATAGACAAACCGAAAGGATCTGTTATGGCCGGAATAACGCTTTTGCATTCAACTGAAGTTATTTACACAGTGGAATCTGAAGGTATTGACTTGGAATTTAAAAATTATTCTTATGCCAATGACAGGCTTGGGGTGGTTGACGATGAAGTGATAAAAGCATACGATGATGTGTTAGACCCCATTAGGTACGGAAGAAGGCACGCAGAAAAACACTATAACAGAAATTAATATAATTATGAAAAAACTATTATTTATCGCTGCGTTAGCATTAACGGTATCTTGCAGCAAAGAAGAGGAATGCAATTGCAATGCTCAATTCGTTACTGAAACAGGAGGCTTTTACACCGTTCCTAATCTTCCAGTAGATTGCGAAACGAAAACCCCAAGCGAGGAAAATTCGAATACGGGAGGAGGTTATTTTGTCGGATGTAAAAATTAAAAGTATGGAAACACTAACACCTGTAACAAAAGAAGTTTTCGATGCCTATGTTTCTGGATTAAGCCTTGAAATTAAAATAAATGAATTCCAAATGCATTTAGATAATTATTATAAGGAAGGTAAGTTGATCGCGTCTGTTGAAACAAGTTCTTATAATAACAAAATCGTTTACAAGGTAAAAAATCCAATAAGCAGGGTTAACCCAAAAGATATTATGCATTTTAAAGAACAACAATTTATTAAATAATTGCCATACAATGAAATAAATTACTATATTTGCCTAAACCTATATGAAGATGTATAGAACCTCGACTTATAACTTAATCCCTTCTTACTTGATTGTAGGCAGGGATTTTTTACGTTTTAATTAATGAGTTGGATAAAAGATAAGCTACGTTCTTGGCTGACTTTAGACGAATTACTGTTAAACAGCAATACTCTAAATACCGTAAGCCTACACGGAGCAACTCCGATGTTTAACAATTATGGGGATGATGTAAAAAAACTTCAGGTAGTATTAAGCAATCCTGCATTGTTGAAAGTAATAAGTCTTCAATGTGATTTGTTTTCATTGGGACAGATTTATGTTTACCAAGACGGAAAGGAAGTGGAAAATGATCCGTTCATTGAAATGATAAAAAGACCCAATCCATATCAAAGGGGTTCTCAGTTCCTTTGGGATTTTATGTTTTGGAATATGCTTGGAAACGATTATATATACATTGACAGCAAGGTTATATCAGAAAAGAACAAGATGTATCTTTTGGAGCATAGCAAGATGGATTTTCCAAATGATATGAAAAAAAGATCAGACAAGCTAATTTTGTCAAATTCAGAAGCCGAAAAGGATTTTGCAATAACCTACAAGTATGATGACGGAACGTCAACACCATTGCTATGGTCAAGGATAATTCACATTCCAGACCTGACTAACGGGACTGGGAACTGGTACAAGGGTAACAGCCGTATTGATGCGCTAACAAAGATTTTAAGCAATTCAGAAGCATCTTTGGATGCAAAAAACATAAACATCAGGTATTCAGAAAAGTTTATGGTATCCGGACAGGCTGACCCAAATAATGTTTCGGAATTGCCTTTGTCGGAAACTGAAAAGAATGATATTGAAAGCAAGATGAACGGAAGGAAAAATGTTCACGCCGTAAAATCGATGATTGACATAAAAAGATTCGTTTCCGATATCGGGGCATTGAAATTGGACGAAAGTTATTTGGCTGATTATTTCTTGATAGGATCGATGTATGGAATCCCAAAAGATGTTTTGGAGGCGTTTAACTCAGGAACTTATGAGAATCAGGAAAAAGCAAGAGGGGCACAGGTAAGTTACTGCCTTCAGCCAAAAGGAAATATTCTTTGCGAGAGCCTTAAGGATTATTTCGGTTACCAAAAAGACATATTTATAGACTGGGAGCATTTGCCTTTTATGCAGGTTTTCGCAAAAGACAGGGCGGAAACAAGAAGGGCAGATTCTTTCACATTATTGAATTTACAGAAAGCAGGGGTTAGCCTTGAAGATATAAACCAATTCCTTGACACTAATTTCTCGGAATTAAACCCAATCCAAAATGAACAAGCAGGAGGAATTAACAGCCTTGAAAACGACAATGGAGAAGGAAACCAATCCGCAAATCAAGGAGGCAATTAGAAAGAGATTAGAGTTGTTGGAAAAGGACAAATCAGTAAAGAAATGAAAATATTTTGCAAGGAACTAAATAAGGAATTTGAGGACAAGGAACAGATGTTTGCTGAGCTATCATTGAACGCTTCAAAGATTATCGAACTGAAGAAAGCCGCAATAAAAGAAAGTGATTCGGTTAGCTTGCTGTTTGTTGAAAAGCAACCTGAATCTGTAAAGGCTTTAAACTTTGTAAAGGAAGGGTTTGTCTATCCCGTGATTAACACGACTAACTTCTTGGATAGTCACGGAGACGTTCATTTCCCAAACATCTGGAACAAATCTTTGAAAGACAAGGCAAACAAAATATTTTACGTCTTGGAACACAAATTGTCAATAGATACCGTTATTGCCTATCCAAATGATGTTAACGCATTCGTAAAAAATATATCTTGGAAAGATTTAGGCTATGATTATGAAGGAGAAACCCAGGCATTGATTTATGAGATTTCAAAAGACAAAATAAAAATACCTCAAATAAAGTTATTGTTTGAGGAAAAAACAGCTTTTGAGAACTCGGTAAGAATGCGATATATTAATATGGAATTGGCTATTGATACGAAAAACACCGATTTAGCCAAAAACAAGGCAATATTTGACAATTATATTGACCAAATAGCGAACAAAGAATTGGCTCAAAAGGAAGGTTATTTTTGGGCAGTCACGGAAGCAAGCATTGAAAAAGAAGGAAGTTTGTGCCTGTTTGGTTCAAACAGCGCAACTCCCGTAATATATAATACTGAAGCCGTTACCAACACTTCAGAGAAAAACGAGCCGTCTGAAGACACTCAAAAGGACTTTGAAACATTTTATAATAAATTAAATCTAAACTAATGGCAAAGACACCAGAAGAAATGGCTTTAGAAATCAATCAAAAAATTGACGGATTCAAGGCTGAGTTAGACAAGGCTTCCACTAAAGAGGAATTTGATTCTTTGGAGGCTAAAATCAAGGAATTGGAAGAAAAAGATAATTCAGAAGAACTAAAAAATGTTCAAACTGAATTAAAAGAGCTCAAGGAGAATATCGCATTGTTGAAAGACAATAACGGAGGAAATGGGTTAGGAGAAAGCTTTGAGGCTATCCTTGAAAAATCATTGACAGAGGCATTACCAAAATTGAAGTCTTTGAAAGGAGAAGCAGGGGATGAAACACCTTTTTCTATCGAAATTACGGTAAAAGCTCCTGTAAATATGACTACGGGCGCAATTACAAATCAAACAGCAACTCCTGTAAGTTTTGTTTACCAGCAAGTTACCGAATACGCAGAAGATGTAAGACCCGAAGAGTATATTATCAACTATCTTGATAACGGATCTACAAACAAGGCTTCTCTTCCATATATGGACAAGTTGCCAACTGAAGGGACAATGGCTGTTACAGCTGAAGGGGCATTGAAACCTCTTATTTCTATAAGCTTTAAATTGAGATACTCAGAAGCTAAAAAAATTGCAGGAAGAACAAAAGTATCGGAAGAGGCTTTAGATGACATTCCTAACTTAATGGCAATCATTAGAAATGAATTGGCTTACGAACACAGAATTGCGGAACAGGCTGAAATATTCACTTTTGTTAATAGTGTTGCCCCTGCTTTCGTGGCTGGCGGTATGGCTGGTTCTACAAACTTCCCTTCTAATTGGGATGCTTTAAGAGCAGCA